AGGTATCTTTGTGTATTAGAAAACAATTATAATGTCCTGGGTGTTCTATTAGTCTTTGTTTGCTGTGCCAGTAACATCTGTGATTGTAGACAACATCTTCTTCTACTATAATTTTTTTGATATTAGCAATTTGTCCTGCTGGCAACATCATATCTAAATCAAGAAATTGAATAGAATCTGTTGTGGAATATTTTGCTATTAGATTTCTACAACCATGAGAATTGAAACCTAAGTTTCTTGTAACCTTCCACAGTTGTAGAGTAGGTTGGAAAGTTTCTGCTTCGTAGTCTTTTAAAATATCTATTGCTGGATATACTTCTGAACCATCATCTACAACAAAGATATCTACACCAGCAGGATAGGTTCTCCATATATCTAACTGGCGATTTAAAAGGTCAGGATTATCGTAATAGGTGTATCCTAAAGTTACCCTAGTCTTCTCCCTTGAGTTCTGTAATGTCTTCTGCTGGGAAGTCAATTTGGTCCCCCTGATTTAATTGAAACTGTTCGTTGTGGGTTAGGTTATCTTTGTGATATATATCAAACCCTGTGTAAATTTCCACAACCTTAGGTGTTACCCTACCTTCTAATATGTGGGATAGATTTTTTATCATCACTCCTACATCAGATATCTTAGGCTCTTCACCATCTTTTAAAGATAAATATCCAATGACATACTCATTAGATCCTACAGGTTGCCACATAGGAAAATCTGGTGTCGCTCCTTTGGACTCCCAGATTCTAGTGGATGCTACTACTTTCAGCTCTTGCATTGTATAACTCCAAATTACTTTTTACTTTCTTAATATCTATATCACTTTCATTAGCTATTTTAGCAGCGGTGTCTTTCCAATAAGCTTTGAACTCACCATGTAAGGCTCTTTTCTCAGCATTCAAACAATTAACTACTCTGCGAATGGCAGGTGTATTTTTACCTAAATATTTATTATCATCTTTACTCATCATCTATCCTCTTTTTGTTAGCGGCTATAATTTCAGGCATCACTGCATCTTTATAACCAGTTATTTTTTCAATTTCATTGGATTGTATTCTTTGTCTGAGACTTGTACTCGAGAAAGAGTGATCTCTGACATTGTAAAACAATTCAATATTACGATCCAAACAAATTTGTTTACCCGTAAATTCTTTGTCCCTATATTCTGTACCTATGATTCTAACATCTAAAGGAAGGGTGAGGAACAAGTCCTCTAATTCTGATTCTGTAGAGTACATAACTATCTCATCTACATACTTTATAGCAGCTAATTGTATTTGTCTCTCTACTATACTTTGAATAGGTTTGTTCTTGGATTCTCTATCAAGAGTAGGATCTACTTGCAGCGCTGCTATCAGGTAGTCACAATGTCTTTTGGCCTCCTCCAGCATCACAACATGTCCAGCATGTAATAAGTCAAAGGAGCTACAGGTTATACCTATCTTGCCACAGTCTTTGTAATCTAGCCTCATATTTCTATCTCCACCGCTTGCACATTCTTACTATTTGATCTAACAAGTTCGTAATCTGCATCGCCCAAATAACATAACAAAAGGAGAAGTAGATTGCACAAAATATGTTTCCACTTTTTCCACAAACCACATTATATATACTCCTAACATACTATCAACACATTAATAACACAATTCTATGCGCCACTTGTCTACCGTTTCTGTAACGAAACCTAAGAAGTCATCTTCGATATCTAATCTGTCAAATTCATTTTTAAACCAACCACCAGACTCTTCTTGATTCCTATCGTTAACATACACACCAGCAAACATTAAAAATTCATCTTCATAAACCATTGTAATTTTAACATCTTCATCAAAGGATCTTAAGTGTTCTAACAAGTTTTCAAAGAATTTATGAGGTGATATCCAAGCAGATTTAATCTCTACCTCGGTTCCCATGAACTTTGTAACTTCTGCAGATCTAGGACCTACCCATGTTTCCATAAATTCATTATCTACTATTTCTTCATTTGTTTTAAAGAAGTCACAATAAGCAATATCAGTCTCATAGTACCTTTCAAGATCTGAAAAGATTCTAATGAATTCTGACTCTGCTTCGTAATTTGCTTGTTCTATTTGTATAGTAGAATATACATTATTTGCCATGTAACCGCTCCCTTTGTTTAACGAATGTCTGTGCCGTTTCAACGGCTAAATTTTTATCACCTAAATATTCCGTAAAAACTAAATTGTCTTTACTGAAAAACTTTACTTCATACAGTCCTGAGTCATTATAATGTCTCACTTCTGCTCTAAAAAATTCGTTACCAAAGGTAGCTTGTAGACTATTACTCAACGGGAAAGTTACTCCCTGAAAAGTTAAACCTACGGCTATTGAGAATATCTAATTTCTCCTGGTTGTCTGCTATAATTTGAATCTGGCTATCGATTGAAGTAATGATGTCTGGGTGTTCACCTATCCCTGCTGGATTTTCTAAATACACTCTTACATTAGCTCTTGCAGCTTGTATATTGCCACGATATTGATTACTTAATGCTTCAATTAATTCTTTACTTAAATCTGCCATTTTATTTCCTTTTTCTGTCTGGAGCTTGGAATAGGATTTGAACCTACGACCTGAGGTTTACAAAACCCCTGCTCTACCAACTGAGCTACCCAAGCAATAATTCGGTGGATAAGTTTTATATCATTATCCAGGATATATGTTTTAGTTATGGCCTTTTCTTGAGTCTGCCTAGCTCTTCTCCTATATTTATAGTTGGTCTTTTGATCTCTGACGACCTCGGTGTACCAAACCTCTGAATAAAAATATGAGGGAGCAAGTAATCTTTCGATGTCTACAAGCTCCCTCAATAGGCTCTAGCTAAATGATACGCCAGCTTTAAAAGCTGCTGCTACCATGTCTCTACTAGGTGTACCAATACGGTAAGTAGCATTACCTACTGCATTAGTATTGGTGTAAATAGCATACCCTTTAGATCTAAGATCATGAATCCTAGCAGGTAGTCTACTGATTTTGAGTTTGTGTGTTGCCACAGCATTACTCAATGATTTGCCCTGTGTCAAAAAGTTTAATACTTTTGTCTCAGCGCTCACTTTACGATTAGCCATATTAGCTCTCCATATTATTGTTGGCAGAATTGCCAGTTTGTGCACCCTCATTCACAATCACCTTAGTGGATCTTGTGGACTTAGGTACATTCCGATATACAACCTTCTGCAAAGCGTCTCTAACATCAAAGTTGGACTTAATGTCTTCCCTTTCAAGTAAAAACTCTGACGCTTGCTTCTTGGTCATAGCTTCCGGCAGCTCGGCAAACCAAGTATCTTGGTTGCTTTTTGCCGTAAGTTTTTTGATGCGTGATACCATATCGTTACCGAATCTAGCCTTAGTTTGGCCTTTTTCTGTAATACTATATCCTGCATATTTAAATAGTTGTTGAGTCATAACAGCATTTCTCCATTTTTTCTAATTTACAAGTTACATTATAGACTCTTGTAAACCAAGAGTCAACCTTTTTGTGGACCAAAAGCACCAATTAAGCTGCTAACCTTTCTAGGATTCTTTGCTTGTTATATGCAATGTTCTTGTGATAACAATAAAAGCCATAATCTCTATAGCCATCTTGAACACAATCCTCAGCTTGCATATCCCAATCAAGAGCCTGTCTAAAGTCCTTTGCTCCCATATTAACTAAACTGGCATAATGACTTTTAAGAGCTAACCAAGATTCGTTCTCCATAGTTTCTATACGAACTGCTTCTTCAGAAGCTGCCTCACATAGTCTATCAAGTTCTTCCTTAAGCTCTGGAACGGACCAATCATTATAAGTGCCTCTAGGTCTAAACCCGTAAGCATCCTTATGAACATCACTAATATAAGTTAGTAATTGTTCTTTTTCTGATAAGTCTTCCCAATTTGTCATATTCTTTATACCTTTTTATTTAATATACCGTTATTATGCACTCTGACGGACCATAAGTCAAGCATTTTTTCAAATCTTTTTTGGTGTAATATCAGTAACTTAGGCGTAATGTAAGTATGTGGACATGATATATTTGTCATTTTTCGTAACTTTATTCCCTAAATGAGGGTATTCCCAGCTCGGTGGGAATATAACTACCCTGCCTTTCTTAGGTTCTACACCTAACTGCTGTAAAGGGAAATCAGTGTTTCCATCGCTGTCATTTAAGTAGAATAGGAATGCCACGGCTCTTATAGCGCTGGCATGATCTGTGACGTCTACATGGATGTCAAATTTGTCATCTGTGTCTGCTGTGTATCGTTTGATTCGTAGTTGTTCGAACCCTGATAGTTTGATATGAAGTCCTGTACCCAAGTCGTTCAGGTATTGTCTAAATAGCTCTCCTAAGTGAGACATTAGTCTACCATGGACTTCATCTTTTGAATTGTGTAAAGTGTAGTTATATTGGACAAAAGACATGATGCCATCATTATGTACTTCATGTTGATCTGTACCAGCCTCAAATACCTTCATCAGTTCATCACAAAATTCAGGACTTAAAGCTCCATCATATATTTTTAGTGCACCAGGTTTTTGAATAAATGCTTTTTTACTTTCATCTACAGGGACATCTGTATGTCCGCCTAATCCTACTGTACCGTCGCTATCTCTTTTTCCGTCTTCCATACTAACTTCACTCCACGTCTTGTTAATTCATTAATAAATTTATTTTTATGTTTAGGTTTACCATTATTTATAGCATCAATCAAATCTTCTGTTGAAACTTGCCCCACATAATAGTGCTTCATTCTAGTTCGTTTTGTAGGTCTGCCGTCTGGACCTTTAATATATTCTTTGTGGCTTGGTTTGAATTTTGGGGGCATCACTTTTCTCCATTTTTTAATTTGTTAATTTCTTCTCCATTCTTTTGTATGTTAGCATCTTGAAAGGCATCAATTACTTTTTGAGCTTTCTCCTGTGCGGTATCACGATGTAAATCTGTGTCCACTATCTTCTCTAACTTCAAGAATTCTATTCTGGTATTTGGAACATACCTCCATGTATATCCATCTTCTCCGTAAATTCCAAATACTGTTTCACTCAATCCTATTTTAACTATGAGTGCAGGGCTACCATCAAGTAGCACTTTATCACCTTCTTGGAAGGCGGGGTTAAACCTAAACTTAGCACCTTTAACAAAAGCTCCAGCCCAGTCTCTAATGGACAGTCCAACTATTAGGGTAAGTAAAAACCCTATGAACTCCATGTAGAAATCTGATAATACTATCTCTGGCATCTAACTTTCTTTCTTTTGTCCTGTTGATGTGCTATTCACATACAATCCAAACCAGGCTGCTCCAGCTCCAACTATTACTGAAACTAAACCTGCTTGCTCTGGACCAGGTGTTGGTAAATCCATAAACCATTCAACTACTTGATAGAGTAGATAAATGTACATGCTTATGAATGCTCGAGGAAACAATCTCCATCGAGAGAAATACTCTGGGGCAATCCACATCCAACCGCCATCTTCTGGGTTAGGTGCACTCCACCAAGGCTTAGTAGGTTTTTCTACTTCCTCTGATGGTGTAGCTGCTGCCTTAAGAGCCTCATATTCTTCTAAACTTAAATTTACATTGCTATCTTCAGCCATTTTTAAATAACTCCATATGTTGTTTATTCAGCTTGTGCCGTAATAAATGTCCTGCTATATCGTTATTATTTATACTACCTACAATCTTAGCAAATGGAATATACCCTATTCTTAATTTAGGATCTGTTAGTGCTGGTAAGTCTAGTTTTTCTTTTAGTTTTTTATGTGCGAAATGCAACTTGCCTTGAAACTGTGGTATTAGATCTGGATTTATAGGATCTCCCAACCAAATATGAAAACTAGGTCTTGCCAGATACTGAGGTACAAATTGTTCTGGTTTAATATCCCAGTCTGCTGTATGAGCAATCTCGGCAAAATGTTTACCTACATGTGCATAATTAATATATAGCCAACCAGGATTCCTTTCTAAAGTAAAATGCTGGTAGTCTGCAGAAAACAATTCCATTTCTGCAGATGAATTAGGCTTAGTCATATATCCCCATCTTGGAGGAAAGTCCCCATCAATTAATTCTAGATAATGAATAAGATTATTTAACCTAGTCATCTCAGGTTCGTCTTCATTATCTGCAAAGTACTCATGGAGTTTATTTAAATCATCACTAGGTTCTTTACCTAGCATGTAAACTATTTTATCTATTTCGTCCTTAACTTGTTGAGCAGATTCTCCCATAAAATAAAACTGCTCTGCTTCGTGAATGTTTTCCTGGAGAAACTTAGCATAACGCTTTGCTACCAGGGTGTCTAATACTTCAAACTCTAAATCATTAAAATTTAAGATCATCGTAGGCACTCTCTTGTCTAGCCCTGTCGAATACAGGGACATCAATATTGGAATCAGTTATTGCTTGTTGAGCAGAGTCTTCTAAATCATATAGTCTCATCTTAGCTCTATCAACACCAATCATAAACCTTCTGTTTCTTGTAGGATCAGCATATCTGTTTTTCAACTGTTTAATCATAAGCTGTCCCATCTCTTCTAGTTCCTCTGTACTTATAATAGCAAACATTAAGTCTGCTGTAGCCGGGAGTCCAAAACTTTCTGAGGTATCTGTAAGTTCAACATCACTGCTGTTGTAACCACCTCTAGTTGTCTGTGTAGCACTAAATATAGGAACATTAAGTTCTACAGCCAACCCTCTAAGCTCTTCTGCAATACTTTTAATTATTGTATAGGAGTTAGCACTACTTCCAGGTTTAAATCTATTACTTGTGCAAATATTTAAGTAGTCAATAAAAACAATATCAGGATGGAAGTTTCTCTTTAATTTTAATTCATTAATCAATGCCTTAAAATGTCCACTATGTGCAGACGCTGTAGGATATTCCTTAACAATTAATCTGCCTTGTATCTTTTCATTTACTTTAGCAATCCTATCATCGAACATAGGCTTAGATAAGTCTTTCAAATCCATAATAGGAATGTTCATTAGGTTAGCATCTATTCTTTCTGCAATTCTTTCTTCTGACATTTCTAGGGTAATATATAATACATTTTGTCCCTTAGAGATACTAGCAGACGCCATATGACACATAAACAAAGATTTACCTACACCAGTACCCGCCAATGCTATATTAAGTGTCTTATTAGATAAACCACCCTCGGTTATCTTATTAAACATATCCAAATCAAACTCTACTTTCTCTTCTAACCTATGATAGAAGTCAAATCGTTTATCAGCATCTTCAATAAAGTCATGTCCTACATTAGTATCAAAGCCAACTTGTAATGCTTCAGTTAACAAACCAGGCAAGGCATCAGGAGACATATCCTTTTTCTTACCATCAATAATTTGTATACCTTCTAATACTGCATTAAATACTGCTTTATCTTTACAGAACTTTTCTGTTTCATCTACGAGCCATTGTAGTTCCTGAGGCTCTTGTTCATATTCAAATATTGTTTTAAGAAGTTTATGTTCTTCTTCTGTAGCTCTCTCAAAAGCAACGGACATTGCCTCAAGTGTAGGAGCATTATTATATTTTTCTGTATAGTCCTTAATCTCATTAAAGGCAAATTTATGTTCGTTATCTGAGAAGTATTCGTCTTTAATAAAGGGTAGAACTTTTCTGAGATATCGCTCATTTCTAATTAGGTTAACTAGGATAATAGTATCAAGCATTCTTTTCGTTCTCTACAAATTCTTTAAAAACTTCTGTAACACAAGGTGCACAGATATAAACTTCAGTATCTTCACTATGAAAGCAATAAGACTTTTCTTTGTCTTTTATAGGTTTCTCACACCTATCACACTTTATCGTATTCTGCGTCAATGTCTTCCTCACTTATTTCCTCTGCCATCATTTCTACAGAGCCAACAGTATACCTTTGTGTAACCCAATCTCCAAATCTTTTATCTGCGAGTATAGGTAACCAAAAGTCTTTGCCTAGATCTTTTTGTCTTACTTTAGGATCTACTGCTTCACCTGTATCCATATCAACTCTCTGATACCAACCATTACTAGGTTTAATTACATGTCCAGATGCTAGTCCCATCTCCAACAGACCAGACCATTTACTTATACCGTTCTCCCATGTAACTTCTACAGGGATCTTAGACTTCTCTCTTACAAACCTAGACTTTTCAACATTAATTACAAATTCATAACCTGTAACTTCTGTTCCTGTCTTTTGTTGTCGTCTACCAATAATAAAAATATTATCTGCTGAGTAATAAACGCCTGTGCCACCACTAACAACATCTTTAGGAAACAATCCTATCTCTTTATATGTGTGGTTAACAACAATAGCAGGAATGTCTTTAATAGTTAAGTGAGGAGTAACCATTCTAAATAAGGACTTCATTTGTTTAGCCCTTGTCATGTCTGCTACACTCTTACCTTCTAAGGCATCTTCTACTTCTTTCTTACTTGCCAAGTTACCAATAGAGTCTACAACAATCATAATATTATCACCTCGTTCAAGGCCATTTAACTGTTGCATAATGTCATGTTTAAGTTGTTCAATATCTGCGATAGGAGTATGTACAATTTTACTAGTATCAATATCAAATGTTTCAAAGTAAGACTTAGGCGCTCCAAACTCACTATCATAAAACAAAACAACACCGTCAGGATATTTAACCTGATGTGCCTTCATTAGTAACATAGCAAATGCTGTTTTAAAATGCTTACTAGGACCTGCAAATACTGTAAGTCCAGGTGTAAGTCCACCATCTAGTTTACCACTCAAAGCAACATTTACTGCTGGAACATTTGTCTGTATCAAGTCTTTATCATTAAAAAACTTAGAGTCAGTCAATATATCTGTTTCTCTAATCGTGGAATTTTTTTGTAATTTATCTAATAGATTACTCATCCGTCTCTCCTTTCTTTATTAGCCTCTAAGGCTGTATTCATTATATTATGTGTATTATACAGTAAGGAAGAAGCATGGGTCAAGTCCTTAGGCAGACATGTTCCACCAAAACCTACCTTTTGGTCTGGACCAGGTACAGCCCAATGTGTTCCTCCTAAATTGTCATCTGCTTCTAAAAATTCTTGAAGAACAGAATAATCAATATCCATTACTGTGCAAATGTTTTTAAAGTCATTTGCTAATCCTACTTTTACTGCCAGTGCAGCATTTCGTGCCAACTTCATCATAGAAGCTTCCATAGGCGAAACATGTTTTACCATCTTTCCTGTATCACTACAAGACATCAAATCTATAAAAGCATCATTACTTCTTGCACCAATAATTAAATCTATATTAGGGTTCATTACATCTTCTTCCCAATGTTTTTCTCTCAAGAATTCTGGCATAATAATACAACCTTGTTTAGCATAAGTTAGAGCTTGTTCAGGACCTATCGTACTCCTAATAACAGGTTGTACATTAGGATCTAAATCTTGTAATATAATATCTATAATAGTGTTGTCTAATTTATCACCTTTTAGGTTAGTTGGAACGCAAATAAATGCGTATTCAATACCACTCCAATTAGGCACTTCATATCCTTTAGCAGGATCTGATATAATAATTTCAAAAGGTCTATACCCTTGATCAAATCCTTTCGTTAAAAAATATTCTGTTGCCTTTCCTACAAAACCATAACCTATAATTGCTACTTTCATTTTAATTCTTCCTCGCCACGAGTGTACTTATCATCAGGTGGTATCTCAGCATCAGCATTCATAAATCTCATGCGTTGTATCAAGTCCCAATTTAACTTAGGAGTCTCTGCGAATATTGAGTCTTCCTTCAAGGATCTTGATTTGTTCTTCTTTCTTCTCTGTCCAGTTCTTTTCATTTCTCTCCTTCTTATTAATTACTTTAGGTGTAAATTTAGAAGCTTGAAGTCTTTCCAAAGCTCCTTCCCTTCTGGCTCTACGGCCATATGCACTATTTTTTCCGTGCCTCATACCATCTCCTCTAATACGCCAAGCAGTTCTGCTGCTATCAATAATCCACCTGCCATCACAAGATCGCCTCCTATTAGGAAACCTCCTGCTGCCACTCTGATTAAACTTTTAATCATACTTACTATAAAATGTCCATCTATTATCATGAAAATAAATCCTCCAATGTTGCTTGAGGTTCTGTATTCCACCCCAAAGGTTTTAGTATGTTTTCCAAAGGATCAATAAATGCCTTCTGAAAAATTAAGTTATAGTCTACATATCTATTTACATCAAACTCCTTAGGAAGTTTATTAATAAAGGCGATTGTATTTTCATGTAGACTATTAGGTTCCTTTAAGTAAAGGAATTTAATTTTGTCGCCTTCTTGTATTTTTTCATACTTTAAATGTAAATTGTTATCTTTTAATAGTTTGTTATACAGTAAAGAACCACGAACATGTATAGGTGTGCCTTTCTGATATATGTCTGCTTGAGATGTGTATTTCTTAAGATTATTACAACCTCTAGGGAAGGCAATTTCCTCAGGAGATAATCCGTTAAATGTTTTCTGTGCCTCAGCAATATAATTTTGTAAATGTTCTTCATCACTTGTAAGAACCAAACGAACTGCCTCTTTTAAACTACTACGAATAGGAGCAGGAGTCGAGGACCTTACAATTTCTAAACCCATAACTTTTAACTTAGGTTCTTTAAGTCTTAGTCCTTCGTCATCTAATACATTCAAGGCATATCTTTTCTTAGCCACGAACACACCTTTATCTGCAATAACCTCACGCTTAAAGTCTATCTTATGTTCAAAGACATTAGTATAGTTGCCTAACTTCTTCATAGCTGTAGCAATAGCAGGTTCTATTTTATCTGTAGCAATTTGATCTAACAAACCTACAACCTTATCTACATCTTTGTCAGGGAAAAACTCCTCAACCATTTTCTGGCATGTAACATAACAGGAGTCAGTATCACTATAAAAGGAATATACTTGATCCTCAGTACCACATACTTTGTTCATGTACTTGTCTAAAGCCTTAGCAGTATCACGAATAATTAATTGTCCTGACATTGTAATACCTTCTGCAATTCTATCATCATAGAATCTAAAGTACTGATTAGCCATGGCACCATATAAACTGTTTAATTGGATCTTACGAGCCATCTGGAAGTTGTTATATTTAGCAATTTCATTCTGATAAACTTTAGCACCTGTCTCCTGGAACTTCTTCTGAGATTCCTGCATTAGTTTTTTATATTTTAATCTATCATTAAAGAATGTTTGTACTAGTTCAGGCATAAAGCCTTTCTTATCACGGGTATAACAAGAGCCATTACCAGCCATAGCATAATTCTTTTCAACTAGCTTATCTAGTTTATATCTATCTAATTGATCGTCTACTGAGACTTCAAAGTCAAATCCAGGAACAATAGTCTCAGGACTCATGTTGTACTGCATAATAATTGAAGGATATAGACTTGTAGCATCGAAACTAGCTACCCATTCATAACTGCCAGGTTTAGGTTCTTGTACAAAGGCACCTTCAATTTGTCTATCCTTTCTACCACCACCTTGTCCTACAACAATCTTTCTTTCCCACAAATAATTATAGATTAAAGAGTCCCAGATTCTAACAGGGGAGAACACATCTCCAAAGTTACATTTAGCATCGTATGCCATTGTAAGAGCTAACTGTATAAGTTGCATCTTGTCTTCTAGTTCGTCAACAATAACTGTATCAATAATATTATATTCTACAAATCTATTCCAGTCATTGTCATAGAACTCTTTAAATGTATCATAGCCAGACTCTAGTTTATTCTTACCTAGTTCTGTTTCTGCAATAAAGTCTAGTTTGTAGGATTCACGAGTAACATAAGTAAACTTCTTATATAAGTCTAAATAATCTAACTGAGCAACACCTGTAATCTCAAATGCTGTCATCTCACGATTAGCAAATCTAATAGGACGCTTGTTAACTAAGCCCCAAGGAGATAATCTTTTATGTTCTCCTTCGCCTAATATTCTTTCTATCCTAGTTATAAGATAGGGCATGTCAAACAGATTAGAGTTCCAACCTGTAATAACATCGGGACAGTTTTCTTCCCACCACTCTAAATAATTTTTTAGTAAAGTATATTCATCTTTACAGGGCACCCAATCTACATCGAGGTGAGCTGTTTCTTTTGTAGGGGTAAACTCCCCGAGTCCGAAGGTAGTTATTTTCTTGGTGCTGTTATTTTGTAAAGAGATAACTAGAACCTTCTCGCTCGGAGAGTCTACATTAGGAAATCCACCTTCTGATGTTGTTTCAATATCAATAGAGTAGATTGCCATTTTACTAGCATCCCATTCAATAGTGCCGGGAAACTTCTCGGTTATATATTGATAGGCGTAGTAATTTTGTCCAAATATAGGAAAGTTAGAAACATCCTTATATCTGTCAAAGAAGGCAGTTGCCTCCTTATTCGTTTCAAACTGTATAGGCGAAACCTGTTCACCGTAAATAGTTTTGTAATCTGAGGGTTTGTCCGAGGGAACGAACAAAGTAGGTCTAAAGTCATGTTTCGCTGTATAGCGTTCACCGTTCTTTATTCCACGAACGAGGACCTTATCCCCGTAATGTCTCGCATAAGTATAAAAATTCATAACAACACCTTAAACATAATATACACATTATAGGCTCTTGGGAACCTAATGTAAAGAATTAATCTTCAAAAAAGGTACGATTAACTAAATGTGCTTCTTCAATTTCTTGTTTGGATTGGCCGTGATATGCTACGGCATGATGTTTGGAAATTAGCTCTTCATTAACATTGATCTTTTGGTCCGTATGAGCTCCATGCTCTACAACAAAAAATTCACCAAGTATCCGTCCAAATTTGCCTTTTTTATCAAGCCTTGTTCCGAGTATAGCTCCACCTGATAGTCTGTCTTTAAGATAAGCTTTCGCCATGTTTCCAAATCTTTTTTCAACGAGATCACGGGTTCTACTTTCCGGTGTGTCGATGCCGTATAACCTGACCCTTTGTTTCTTAAGCCATACTCCGAAGCCCAAGTCGATATCAACATCTACTGTATCTCCATCTACGACCTTTACGATCTTAACTCTATATTCATACATTTACTTTCCTTTTATTGTTTCGTTCAGTACTTTTTTATTTATAAAGTCTGGTTGTAGAATTGCTGATTTCTCTGCGAACTTGTCGTTGTATGTTTTTAACATCTCTGGACCTGGATCGTAGATTGAAACTACATGATTAGGAAAGATAGGAACTTTATGATCTTTAGCAAAGGGAGCGTAAGGCGCTAGGCCAACAGTAAAATCTGTTTCACTTCCAGGCTGTGGCATTATCATTATAAGTGCAGGTTTGTTTATTAGTAAAAACTGCCTACCTTCCATCTCGAGTTCTTCGAGATCTCCAATTAAGTCTTCACCTGTTGTAAGTTTTACGATTTGTATATTGGCCATAGCGCCTTCTCCTTTTAATTATTTAATTTTAATAGACTGAGGTTTCAATTCATCTGGAATTTTGTTTACCAAATTAATTGTTAATACTCCGTCCTTCAATTCAGAACCTGACACTTTAACAGTATCTGCTAAAGACCATGTTCTTGTGAAATTGCGCTCTGCAATTCC